CTCCACAGAAGCACCCATTTTTTCAACTGGTAGACAAAGTTGTTAATTGGCACTACGACCGCAACCTAATCGATGGTAGCACCGACAAAGACCAGACCCTCAAACTCGCACAGGAGTTGCGGGAATTATCTGACAGCGTATGTAAGGGTAAAGATATCAGGGACGATATCGGAGACATGTTGGTTGTGATGCTAAATATAACTGAGAGAAACGGTGTTTCACTCTGTGATTGCTTGGAGCGAGCATGGGAAGATATTAAAGACAGGAAAGGCAAGATGGTCGAAGGTATTTTCGTCAAAGAATCTGACCTATAACATACCTCTAGAAGGGTTAATATGAGCAAACGAAACAGTAAAAACAGTAAACCTAAACTAACTGCACTAGAAGCAAAAACGTCTAATCAAAAAGAGTACATTCGTGCTATTGTTGAGAACGACATTATCATATGTTCTGGACCGTCTGGGTCTGGAAAATCTTTTATATCCTCTGGAATGGCGGCTCACCAATTACATGAGGGTTATTGTTCACAGATCATTGTGACGCGGCCCCTTGTATGCACTGGTAAGGACATTGGTTCTCTGCCGGGAGAAATGAATGATAAGATCGCACCATACCTACTGCCAATGGAAGAGAATCTAAAGCATTTTTTCGGTAGGATATTTTACGGTCATTACTTCAACAATTATACTATTCAATATCGCCCCTTGGAACTAATGCGGGGTGCCACTTTCCATGATTCATATATGATTCTGGATGAAGCACAAAACTGCACCAAGGAACAGATAAAGATGTTCATAACACGTATGGGTAGGAATTCCAAAGTTCTCATCAACGGAGACGTTAACCAGAATGACTTAATGGGTCTTAGCGGCCTAGAACACACTATGGAGAGAATATCTGATATTGAGAGGTGTGCAGTTTGTCGCTTAGAGTATAGCGATATCCAGCGGCACGGTATTCTAGGTAAAGTGCTAATGGCACTGGAGGAATAATGCCAACATATGATTATGAGTGCTCGGAGTGCGAGTGCTTACTTGAGGACATTACACAAGGAATGACTGAAAAGCCATTAACACTCTGTCCAACATGCGGGGAACACGCATTACTCAGGGTTATTTCTGGTGGATTGCCGTTTCAAATGAAGAAGATGGAGACTATTGGTCAGCTAGCGAACAAGAACGCTAAGACTAATAAGACCAAAATTCAAGAGGCGGCTGCTAAGAAGCGTGAGGACACGCCAGAAGAACCTAAGACTTGGGTTGAAAAGCTAGGTGGAGACGCCACCAGTCAGGAAATCAATAAAATGAGTCCTAAACAAAAAACAAAATACGTTATGGAAGGTAAAAAATGAAAGAGAAACAACCAATGCGTTACGTTAGCGAGACTTTCATATTTGAAGATAAGAAAGTAGAAACTTTATTTGACCGAACTGGAACATTAGTAGGAGAAGAGGACCAGAAAAAAGTACCACACTACGCAAAGACTGTCTTTAACGACAACACAGACAGTACACTCTACTATATCAAAACCCACATGGGATCGCCCATCGACCCTATGGGAACCTATGGTAGACGAGAGAGAAACCTTGAGACGAAAATGAAGAAAGTCTCCAAGAATACGTTTGACTTGTATCTGACATATCTCAAAACCAACAACTCTATTTACTTTATCAAAGCACAAAGGGGATTTTTGAATGACTAAGAAGGGACCACTAAGTAAAGCGGAAAAGTTCTACATTGAGAACCACCTAGAAGTGGGAGTCAAAGAACTCTGTAAAGATCTAGACCGAGCACAGACTACTGTTGGTACTTTTATGGAAAAACTACCTAAAAGAGCCAAGGGTTTGTCAGAAGTACAGAACAAGAAAGGGGCTGTGAGTAGTCAATTCGGACGTAACGAGAAGGGCGGTGCTACAATCATGACACCAAACGCTTCTCAAATGGCCGATGAGATGAGAAAGAAACCTACTCAAACTCCTAGAGAAAGCAAATGTACCACTACTGTTAAGGGTTAACATGGATAATCAAAGATGGGCTACATTTTATCGCAGTAAAAAGAGCAATACTCAATATGTCTTCATAAAGATAATGACGACTGATGGTGAGCACTTTTTTTGCCAAGAATACGACGAGTGGTTCGACGTAAAGGAATACTGTGAGAAGAATTCCGTCTTTATTCAGGATTTGCACTTGCAATTTCGCTCTAACCGATCTATAATAGATGTAGCAGAAGCTGACGCTATTTATATCGTACGGTCGGTTTTGGGTGCAATGGGTCAAAAAACTAAACACTATCTTACCATTGGCGTTATGTCTAACGGTAAGATGGTGAAGCATATGTATATTGTACCAGAACTGATCAAGGAAAAAGAATACGAAGATACACTAGACAACTGTTTCGACGAGGCTTTGATCTACAATGAAAAAACGAAAACGAACAAGCAAGAGCAATTACCAACATGAATCAACGGGTGATCACTGTACCTGTGCGGCCTACGTGGCTGAGATTATGTGTAAGAAGAACGCTGAGAACAAGAATGAGGGTTCACTACCATACAAGTTCTGGAGTAAAAAACCGTGGGACTGGACCTTCAAACGTCAACTGTTTGTAGCCAATAAGCTAATTAAGCAATTTAGTGAAGAGGGTATTGTTAAGGCTATCAACTCTAGGGAATTCAATAGGATATTTTCTCTAAATCACCCCAAAGTCATCAGTATTATTCGGAAATACCACCTGATAGCAAAAGAACAGAAGAACGCAGAGAAGAAAGAAGTTGTGTATAAAGAAAATCCAACTGTACGCAAGAAGACATACGGTAAGACGAGTATTCTACAAAAACTGAGGAACATTGAGAATGGCAAAAAAAGCAGCGAAGAAGGATAACAAAGAGGTCGGGGACGTGTTGATAGATGGTATTACTAAGAAGTACGGTCAGATTATTGAGTCTGGAACTAAGGTGTTGGAAACACTGGAGACATTTGACGTTCTGAGTGTATCGCCAGCGTTAGATCTCGCCCTAGGAGGCGGCTTCAGAGAGGGGCAATGTGTCAATATCACGGGAGATCCCAAGACCGGCAAGACAACCACAGCCCTGTATTTCGCTGCTAAGGCACAGAAAGCCGGGAAGAAAGTGTTCTACCTAAACACTGAGGGTCGACTAACCAAAGAGAACTTCACTGGTATCAAAGGTCTGGATATTGGAGCTATTAGTATTGTACAGGCTACAGATAAAGAACCCAGAGTCTCTGCTGAGACATTCCTAAACACACTAGAAACCCTAATCAAGCAAGAACCGGGTATAGTGTGTATCGTCGATTCAGCTTCAAACATGGTGCCGGAAGACGAATTAGATGGTGAGATCCGTACGGGTGTGAGAAATGCCCTACCTAGGCTACTGTCTATGTTCTTTAAGCGTGTGAGTGGAGACGTAGCTCGAATGAAGTCTATCGTTATCTTCATCACTCACAATATTGCTAACACTGGTGGTAGCCGCTTCGCCCCAAAGAAGATGGCCGACTGTGGAAACATGTTACAGTTCCAAGTTAATACAAATATGGTGATCACACATCGTGGTAAGTGGGAAGTACCAAAAGAGTCTGGTAACCATGTGGGTCAAGTTGCCAACTGGAAAATCCTAACCTCTGCCGCTGGAGGTATCCCCAACAGCCTTGCTGAGAGTTGGATCAAATATGGTGTTGGAATCGATGAGGCACAGGAGATCTGTCACATAGCTACACAGTTCGCCCTGATATCCGCTAAGGGGGCTTGGTATACCGTTGGGTGCTTCGTCGACAACAAAGATGACCCAACCATCCAAAAGCACCTGAAGGCGAACGAGGTGGACCCAGAGGACGCAGAGGCGGTCATCAAAGCGTTCAAGTTCCAAGGTATGGACAATCTGTCATCTTTTATCACTGAAGAGGAAAATCTTCAAGCATTCTTAATTCAACAAGTAAGAGATATTCTACTATGAAAGTTACCGGACTGAATGGTCTGGAATACATTTTAGACCTAAAGAAATATTCAAAACAAAGATCTAGATGTTCGTCTTACCACCGTATTGCTAGGGAAATCCTTGGAGAAAAGTTTAAGGGTTACTCTGTCTATGAAGAGGTCAAACTACCGGGAACGGTTAATCCTGCTAAAAAATCCGTATTATACCTTGACTTTTACGTTCCGAACGCTAAAATAGGTATTGAGGTTCATGGAGAACAACACTTCAAGTTTGTACCCTTCTTTCACAAAACGAAGGCTGGCTTTCTTTTTTCTCAGATGAGGGATCGCCATAAGGCTGACTGGTGTGAGATCAACGAGATTGAGCTAATAGTTTTCAACTACAGTGACCCTGAAGAATATTGGAGAGAGCAAATTGAGTGCTGCTGCTGACAGACTGAAAGAGTTTACCGGAAGAATTGATGAGTATATTACGCTGAAGAACGCTAGTCCCACGGTGTTTAAAGCTGATTTTGCTATGGCGGAGACTTTTGATCTGGCGACCCTAGAATGTTTGACCCAAGATGAGTGTTTCAACTACGCCTTTATGCTCTACCAGTATGCCGACCATATTGCCCATGAGCGTGCCAGTCAGCAAAATGTGGCCCGTTGGTGTTCCTCAGCACTGAACAGTATCTACTCTCAAGAATTTGACAGTCAAGCTATTGCTAAACATGAGATAAAAGTTGGTAGGGTTCTAAGGGAGAATGAACTTGCCCAGAAAATCTATGACTGGAAGGAAGTCGCGGACTCCAGACTGGCAAAGTTAGAAAACCGTGAATACAACATACGTAGGAAAGCCGATATCCTAATTGAAAAAGGAAGAAGAAAATGAGTGTAGATATTCTAAAGAAGTTATTTGATGGATTATCTCCAGAGGATAAACAGGAGATAGCCAAACAGCTATTGGGCGAGGAGTCATCTCCAAGCAAAACTCCAGCAAAGACCGAGAGGACAGTGTATAAGCCCAAGGCACGCAAAGTGGTAGTAAATGAAGACTTCTCCGTAACGTCCAATGAGGAGAGAAGGGGTAATAAGACTCCAGTTAAGGCTAAACAAAACCAATGGACCGATCAAGGAGAGGGTCGAGATGAAACTTTTGATCCCGACAAATATGAAGAGGTGGGTAGGACACCGCGTTCTCGCCAATCCCCTGATAT